TGTCCCCGCGCGTCGTGGGCGCCGGGCGCACCCGTTCCATGTCGGCAGCCACTGCGAACACGATGCTGGCCGGCTGCCGGTCGGCGGCGCAGCCATAGACCTCGGCGCGCTCCTCGCCGTCACCGCAGCAGAGCAAAAGAGCGATGGCAGCTGCCAGCTCGCTCTTTCCGTTCTTCTTCGGGATCTCCACATAGGCGGTATTGAACTGCCGGTAGCCGTTGGGCTTGAGGATGCCGAACAGGTCACGGATGATCTGCTCCTGCCAGTCCAACAGCAGGAAGGGTTTACCCGCCCAGGTGCCCTTGGTGTGGCACAGGTTTTCGATGAAAGCCACAGCGAAATCGGCGGCTTCCTTGTCGTAATGGCTGTCCTTTGCCTTAAAAGCAGTGGGCTTGTAGCGTTTCAGCTTTTTCGTGTTTCTCACCTCCTCAGGGCATAAAAATAAGACCTTCGCGGTCCTTCAGTACGAGATACAGCCCTCATGGGCTGTTCCCGGAAATCTTCAGTTTCGTTGCAGTCAGTTGTTGCTGTAAAGCAGGATACAAAGCGCAAGCTGCGAAGGCTCATCTTCCGGTTCCGCGATCCAGCCCTTGTCATAGCTGGCGGTGACCTTGCCGTTCACGCTGATTGTTAATCGAATGATCCTTCCGCCGTTCAGGCCATACTTCTTGCTTTTGCCCTTGTTGTAGGTGATTTCGTACCGGCAGGAAGTGTACCTGTTCTTGTCCTTGGCATCGGGGATTCCGATGACGCCGTTCTGTGTGGTTGCCATGCTCTGCGCCTCCTCAAGCCTTCTTCACATCGACCAGCCAACTGGCCTCCGGATGGCTCTCACCGGTGGCTTTTTCTACCACCATGCAGTCCTCATCGATGTAGTGGAGGCCTTTGCCAACCTTGATCAGCCTGACACTCTCGAAGCCGAGAATGCTGGTGCGGTAAACGCTGGCCGTGCGGCTCTCGCCATCGTAGCTCTTGCCGTCCCAGCCGTTGAAGGTGAAGGTAACCTTTTCCTTCGTCTTGGTGAAGAAGCGTTCGAAGTCTTCGCGCAGGATCGCGGTGTTGTAGTCTTCCAGGAAGAAGTGGGTCCTCAGTTCGTAAGCGTTCGTCATGGTTTTGTTCCTCCGTTTTCGTTGTCTCTGTGCCTTTCGGCATGTGTATATATCACTCTAAACGGAGGAAATAGCAAGTTATATCTGCTCCGCTTCCGCACATATAATTGATAACTTTCCGTGTCATGCGCTATACGACCAACAGAGCCTTGCGGCTCCGTAGCTGGCATGTGTGGGGCCTTAGCCCAGCGCCCTTTCGAAGCGTTCGCGCTCTTCCGGAGTATAAAGCTCGGTCCAGGGATGCTCCTCGCCGCGCAGGTCGAAGGTCAGTCCGTAGATGTAAATGATCCGCTCTTTGTCATCGTACATCGCGCGGTCCACCCTGACGCTTGCGGGGTGGAAACCCCAGCCGGTGTAGAGGTCGTGCAGTGCGTGCTTGTATTCCGGGCTGCCGTCCGTGCGGATGGTCAGGGTCGTTCCGTAGCTCAGGTCGAACTGCTTTTCGTACCGCTTGATGTAGTTGTATTCGTTGCGCTCTGCTCTCTTCATGGTGGGTGCCTCCGTTCGTTGTTTTCCCCTTGGGGTAGTGTATATATCACTCTAAACGGAGAGAATAGCAAGTCCATTCTGTCTGGATTTCGCACATATAATTGATAACCTTATGTGTCACATACGACCAACAGAGCCTTGCGGCTCCGGTGGCAGCTGGTCTTGCCAGCGGTGTCAGTTTACGCTGAAGCGGATGCCCGTGATCTCGGTGGGTTTCTCGTCGCCCCAGCGGTTTTCGTGGCGGGTGATGGTGCAGAGCCCCAGCATTGTGCAGCCCTCGGCAGCAAAGGCGTGGAGGTTCTCCATCACTGCGGTGGACTGGTTGGTGTAGACGAAGGTCTCAATACCAGCGCTGCGGAGGGCCTCGATGAAGTCGTGGACCTCTTTCTCCCAAAGGAAGTCGTCCATCTCCAGCTCGTTTTCCTGGCGGCTCAGGCTGGCAGCCCAGGCGCGGTAGGCTTTGCAGGCTCCTTGCTCAAAGGGAAACTTGGCTGCGGCGTCCTCTTCGTACCAAGCCTTGAGCTCCTCGCTTTCCCAGCCCAGGGTGTCGATGATCTGTTGCTTACGAAGCCTGCGCTCCTCGCGCGCCTTTTCCCATTCATGGCCGAGACGCTTCAGTTCCAGGAAGTAGATGTTGTTCTCGTTCATCATGGTGTTGGCCTCCTTACTGCTGCATGGCCCACTGCAGGGCGTGTCCGTTGTCTTCGAAGCGCTCTTCGCTCACCGCGATCAGCTTGATCTCGCCCTCGCAGGAAAGGTCGTTGTCCGTGTGCTCGTAGACCGCGCCGTAGTAGCAGGGTTCTTTGTAGCTGTAGTAGTATCCGGCCACCAGGAAGCGCTTTCCGAAGTTCACCGTGCAGCTCCATCCGCAGGCGATGTTTTCAGGGGTGCTGGTCTCCGGCAGGCGGTAGGTGCGAATCGCTTTCTCAAGGTTTGTCATGGTCTCGTTCCTCCGTTCGTGTTTTCCCCTTGGGGTAGTGTATATATCACTCTAAACGGAGAATATAGCAAGTCATTTCTGGCACATATAATTGATAAATAAATGCGTCCTGTACGACCAAAAGAGCCGCGTGGCTCCTTTGGCTGCAAGGCTCATTCAGCCTCGCCGGTCAGTATGAAATGCGCGTATTCCTTGCGGTGGTCCTCCAGATAGCAGACCAGCTCATAGTACCCGCGTTCATAGGCCAGGCGCTGCACCATGGGGATGTCGAACATGTTTGTGAGGCCTGTATCGCGGATGGCCAGAATCTGCTCCTTTACCTTTTCAGTCATGGTCAACCCTCCTGCAACTGTCCTGTCCCCAGGCAACGCCCAGGCCGCTGCCTGTGGTCCAAGCCACATGGATCGTGCCAATGTCATCCACCGCCACCACTTTCCCGATGGTTCCGGGCTGTGGTGCCTGCGGATCATCCATCTCGATCAGCTCCACCATGCAGCCGACCGGATAATCCCTGCGAAGGGCCTCGATGGTTTCTTTACTTGGCAGACGCATCGCTCGTCACCTCCATGGCCTGCTTCATCGCTTTCAGGGCATCGCGCTTCTCGTTCTGCTTCTGCTGCCAGCGTGCTTTGTCTTCATCGGTGCGGAAGGCGCAGTGGCCGGAAAGGTTCTTCATCAGGATTCTGCGCTCATCCTTGTATTCCGGCCCGTTCATCCCCAGGCGCAGGAGCCAGATGCGCATGGCATACTTTTCGTTCTCAGCGCTGACCACTTTCGCTTGGATACGCTGCTGGGCGATGGCCTGCTTGTTCATCATGGCGCAGAGCGTGGTGAATGTGCGCAGCACCTCGGGATCGTCCGTCTCCGGCAGCGTGCTGAAGGTGAGCTTGTCCGATTCAATGACCAGCCCATTGGCAGCCTTGCCATGCTGGTTTTCGTAGGCCTCCACCGTCTCGAAGAAACGGTCCAAGGTGAGTACGCAGGCATCGTCCTGCAGGGCTTTGATCAATCCTTCGTCAATCTGGAAGGCGGTGCCCAGCGCCTTGTTGAGCAGCCCCGCGCGGGTGTAAATCAGGTGGATCAGGGTGCGCAGGGTGAGCCCTGTATGCCTTGCCATCGGCAGGGTGACCGTCAGCTCAATGGTATCGCGGCTCTCATCCGTTCTCTCGTCTTCCTGGGGCTCTGTGTCCGCCTCCGTGGGCTTTTCCTGGGCTTGCTCCGGTGCTTCAGTCGTTTCGCCAATGCCCTCGAACCCTGCTGCGCTCAGCGCCTCAAGGACCGCCTCAACCTCTTCGCTGTCGGAGCTGTCGCTGAATTCCAGCGTGCCTTCCCTCGTAACGGTGAAGTAGTCGATCTCGTAGGCATAGGTGGGCGTGCGCATGTACTTGGCCTGCGCGCCGGTCGTCTCTGCGATGATCTTGACCAGCGCCTTGCGCTGTTCTCCGGTGACGTTGTAGTGAATCCTCATGGTCAAATCCTCCTGTGCTTTTCTCCCGGGTCGTTCCCTTGGGGTAGTGTATACATCACTCTAAACCGGAGAAATAGCAAGCGGATAATGACTTATTTATCAGAAAGATCACATGTAGCCAAGGCCGACGCCAATGATGGCTATTCGTATATGCACTCCTTTGCAGTCTGGAAATCCCCATGCAGCAACTGAATGGTATCAGGCATCCGTTTCCACTTCTTTCACCAGGTCGGCATAGGCCAGCGTTTTGCCGTCCCGCTCCACATACACCTGATCCGCGTTGCCGAAATCCTCCACGTAGCGGCGAAGGATGACAGAGGCGTATTTAGGATCCAGCTCGGACATATAGCAGATGCGGTTCGTCTGTTCGCAGGCCATCATGGTGGAGCCGCTGCCGCCGAAGGTGTCCAGCACGATGCTGTTTTCCTGGCTGCTGTTCCCTATGGGATAGGCCAGAAGGTCCAGCGGCTTGCTGGTCGGGTGATTCTCATTCCGCTTGGGCTTGGCGAAATTCCAGATGGTGGTCTGTTTGCGGTCCGAGTACCAGGGATGTTTCCCGTTCTGCAGGAAACCATACAGCACAGGCTCGTGCTGCCACTGGTAGTCCGAGCGGCCCAGCACCAGACTGTCCTTCACCCAGATACAGCACCCCGCCAGATGAAACCCCGCGTCCACGAAAGCCCTGCGGAAGTTCAGTCCTTCTGTGTCGGCGTGGAACACATATGCCGCGCCGCCCTTTTCAAGGGCGTCCGCCATATTCTTCAGCGCCAGCAGCAGAAAACTGTAGAATTCCTCATCTTTGATGCTGTCGTTTTGGATGGTCAGGCCCGAGGAGCTTTTGAAGGAGACCCCATACGGCGGGTCTGTCACGATGAGGTTGGCGCGCTTGCCACCCATGAGGCGCTGGACGTCCTCCGCCCTGGTGGCGTCCCCGCAGAGCAAACGGTGCCTGCCGACCATCCAGAGGTCGCCGGGTTCCACGAAAGCAGCCTTCTCCAGCGCAGCGGTCAGGTCAAAGTCGTCATCCTGCGTTTCTTTCTCATCGCTGCCCATATATGATGCCAGCTCTTTTTCATCAAAACCGGTGAGCGACAAGTCGTACGCCATTTCCTGCAGGGACTCCAGCTCCACCTTCAGCATCTCATCATCCCAGCCAGCGTCCATAGCCATACGGTTGTCGGCCAGTATGTACGCTTTCTTCTGCGCCTCGGTCAGATGATCCACGTACACACAGGGGACTTCGGTAAAACCTTCCTCCCGTGCGGCGGCGATGCGCCCATGCCCAGCGATGACGTTGTAGTCACGATCGATGAGCACAGGATTGACGAAGCCAAATTCCCGTAAAGAAGCCCGGAGCTTTTTGATCTGCTCCGGGCTGTGGGTGCGGGCATTATTGATGTAAGGGATCAGACGCTCAATTGGCACCTGGGTCATTTCGTTTGTTGCGATTCTGCTCATGGTCATCACCTCAGAACAGCCCCCATTCGGCGAACTTCTCAAAACCGCCGATGGCCGCGATAAACTGGGCAGCTTCCGCCACAATCTCCTCATACGGCAGGCTGTCCACGGTATCGTCGCCGATGGCGCAGCAGAGCATAACAGGCTCACCAGTCTTCTGGGCTTTCAGGAAGGCGTGAATGTTGACGGACACGTCCGCCTTGGACAGGTCCTTGCCATGCAGGCCTCCGCCCGTCACGCTGTCAGCCATGTCGCTGCCCAGCTTGCGGTTGGTGGCTCCACTGTCTACCTCTGTGCCGCCCGTCCAATCGCCCAGGGGATTGATTTCGGCATTGGGATACTCTGCGGCAAGGTCAGCCGTGGTTGCATTGCTCTGACAGATGATCAGCCGGTCACTGTCCAGAATGTACTTTCCATCCGAGGGATATTTCTCAAATATGTGTCTCGCGATGGCGGAAAGCGTTTTCTGTTCCTCCGTCAACGGCATGCCCTTGAAGATGCCGTTGTCGCCGCAGCGCAGGCCCTCCGCCTGGTTGGCGGCCAGATGCGCATCCTGATCCACTTCGCAGTAGTCCATGACCACGCCCTCGCCGGCAATGCGGGTGACGGTGTCCTGCACGAAGGTGGCGGGAATATGTACCGAAGTCTCCGCAATGATATGGCAGACTCGGTGGCCGACCAGCACCTCCACCGCGATGCGGGGATTGGACTGGACGGAATAGGCGTAGTCCACCAGCGCGCCGGCAATGCGGTCCGCGATTTTATCCGGGTGTGCCGGATTCACTTTTTCAATCATCTGTGTTTGCTCCTCGCTCTCAATAGTTTCTCCATGGCGTCATCCTGGGGACTGCCTTCATACGCCGTGGTGCTGTTCTGCTTCACGACGTCAAATATCTCGTACCAGAGCAGGTTGGCCTGCTTCTGGAAGGAAAGGGCCATCTGCACAAACGGGCTGGCGATAGGCGCGTTGGTGGTGGGATGCTTGCCGAGCAGGCCGAACTTACTGACCGCCTCGGAGCATTGAATGTACCGGGCGAAGGCTTCACTGTAGCTTTCCACCAACCGGTGGTTGACCAGACGGTCACACCCGCGATCCTTCAGCCAGCGCATGGTTTCAGTGTAGATGATGTCCGCGCCCAACGGCTCACCGTCCCGCTGCTGGGCGGAAAGATAGCTGTCAGGTTGAGGGATATCCGCGCCGGGCAGGTCAGCAATGGCCCCGTAATCATCGGTACCTTCTAACTCAGTTCCGGTGAAATCCATGACCTGTGCAGCTGTTCCTTTTTGAATCTTGTCAACGAGGTCATCTGGTTTATGCCCTGCACGGACACGCCTGCCGCCTCTGTTAGTACCGTCTCTTGCCACTTCATCACCGTCCTTGGGTCAATACCCCGTTTGAATTGAAACTTTTCTGCGCGAGAGGGGCGCGCGGTCTCCTGAGAAAAGATTTTTAGAGATTTAGACCGCCCCTGGGGCCTGTGTCAGTAGCGGTACGTGGGTCTGCTGTCCTCGCGACCGGTTTTCCTGTCGTGACAGGCCTTGCACAGCGGCTGCCAGTTGCTTTCGTCCCAGAACCGCTTCGGGTTGCCCCCCTGGGGGCCCGGCCGGTGGGTGGGGGGGCTTGTCGGGCGGTCTGGATTTTCATTTTGTTCATCAGAGGAAAGAATGCGCACCTCCAGACCGGTAATATAATTATCCGGGTGTCCCTCGCAGCACTGATCCACGATGTTGGGGGTGATAACACAGTCATCCACCGGCAGCTTCCGGCGGCGGGCTTCGTCAAGGCCGCAGGGGGGCGGGGGGGGGGGGGGGGGGGGGGGGGGGGGGGGCGG